TGGAGTTTGATCAGCTCATTTGGGAGTTTGGTACTGAAGATAATCCTGATTGGGTTCACGTGTCTTACGTTTATGATGGCGTTAATCGTGGTCGTTGTCTCAAGGCTTGTCGTGACGATGAGGGACAGACGTACTACGAAGTAATATTTGGAAAAGCACTATAACTATGGAAGACGAATTCGACGACATCAGCTTCTTGGATCAAGACAAGCTGAAAAAGCAAGAGGACAAGGTCAAGTCCGGAGAGATAACCTGCAACCTCGACGCCCCTGAGGACTGCGAAAGCTGCAGCGGATAATGTTAGGGCTAGGATCATCTCTTGTTAGCGGTTCTGTTATTGAGGACCTAAATAATTTTGTCGTTTTCAAAAAGCAAATAAACTTTGCTAGTGACAATGGAGGTTTTGCGGCTCAATCACAAAATGTCGGCACTACTACCTTTGCTAACGGTCAAACGGCTGATGGAGGAACAAACAATGACTGGCTAAAAGTCACCTTTGGAGGCGACCAAACCTCTACTCAGTGTGGTATTAAAGAACCTGATGTTTTTGATAATGCTTTTGATTATAGCCAAGGTCAATTTGTAGCTGTTTTTGCCGATATTTTTCTTAGTGATGAATTTGGTGGTGAAGACGGCAATACCCCTCCTGTAAGTTTAAACCTTACAACTGGGTCAAAATCATTTTCGCGAAGGTCTAATGGTTCTTCAGGAGTTTCAACCACAAATGCTCTTCACTTAAACTATGGGTCTTTTAATGTAAGTGCAGACAGATATCAAGAAATAACGTCGGCAACACCAGCAGAAACATTTTTAATTCGTTTTAGTTCTAGTCAAGACAGTCCCTTAAGTGGTGATTTCTTTTTTGTTAGAAACATTAGAATTGTAGTAGCTACTAAGGACTTGGGTGACTTCGATCCTTTCGCCTAACCTTCCAGCTCTCTGTAAAAGGCCTGCACTAACAAGCGGGCCTTTTGCGTAAGCGCATATCTCACCCTGTAGTTGTACTTGGTCTCATCCCTGAAGATGTGGTCCTCCCTTGTGTTTGAGGGGGTCATCTTGTCAAAGTGTTTGTAGAGGTAACCCTCTCTAACTAGCTGATAAACAATTCTTTCTGCTAGTTTTTTCTTTGAGTAATCGTAATCCTCTGCTGCATACTTCAGTGTCCAGAACTCTAGATCGTATGCCCAGAGCATAAAGTTAAGTTCTCTTTCGAAGATGTCATATCGCTTGCAGAACGCTATAGTCCTAGGCCTCAGGTACTTAAGGTGATTTTTTTTTACGTACCTTTGGTTGAGGTGAGAGAAGTCCCTGAAGAGCTTCTTCTTTGAAATTAAACTTTTTGGCATTATGGATTTGGGTCAGTACAAAGGTATGGAAGAGGAAGGCTTTTGGTTTGAAATGCAAGAGCTAGCTATGGCACTTACAGATCTAGTAAAAAGTACAATCTGGAAGATAAGGTTATTTCTTCTTTTGTCGTAGGTTTGCTAGAACCTTTTGACGACGAGACTAGTAACATGAAGGCTTTTTTTCATTACAACATTCAAAGTCAAGGTGAGCTAGATATCATACAGGACTTTATGAACGATTCATATACACCCCCAGAGGACGCTGGTCCTGATCTGGATGACTTACTCGACGGACTGGGGATATCATTAAATTAAAATGGAGGGACTTATTAGAAAGATCATTATCGGGAAAGACCCGAAGAATGCTATGGCTTACTATGTAGGCATGAGAGCAGGAAGTGGAGAAGTTTGTGCAATAGTTCTTGACGAAAGGCACCTGCACCATCACGGAAAGACCAGATATCTCGTATATTTGGAAAACGAAGAGGGGCAGGTTCTATGGAAAGCTGTAGATGACATGCCCTGTCTTATTGAATTTGATTGCAACTTTTGATGACTATAAATAATCTCACTACCGACGGATCTGAGTTTACTCTTCCAGACGGTAAAAAATATTCTGGGAGCTACCACGTCCACATTAGTAAAGGGGCTATGGTCGGAGCAACTCATACCGAGGCTTTTCACAAAAGACTTACTCCTACAAGCAGAGAAGTATCTCAAAGAATAGCTAGCATTCAACAACAGCTTAGAGGGGAAGAGTCTCGTAAAAATAAAATTAAATCAACTAGATCTGCTACCAGAAGACCTAATCGCCGTACATCATCGCGACGTACATCATCGCGCGGTACATCAGGAGGCGGTGGCGGAGGATACTAATTAAAATGAAAACACTTGATCTGTTTGTCGTAGAGCTTAAAACAAAAGTTAACGACACCATGACCACCGAAAGTGGTATGGAGCTTTTTATTGACACCCGCTTTGAGATGGGGAGTTCAATAACCGAATCACAGAGGGCCCTGTCGTGTGCGCTCCTATAAAACACAACACGGGCGTCAAAGAGGGCGACACCCTATACTTTCACCACCACGTAGTTATCAATGACGGTCAGCCACTGACTGGCAATGACGATAACTATATCGTAAGGTACGACCCTGACAATACTCACGGGAACCAAGCTATTGCGTTTAAGTGTAAGGATACAGGGGAGGTAAAACCTCTCGCTGGATGGGCTTTGTTAGAGTCGGTCGATGAGGAAGAAGAGAAAGAGTCAGAGGTTGTAGAGGTAATTAAACTAGAGGACAAGATGCCTAGAAGGGGTCGTGTTTCTTTTGACGCTCCTTGGCTAGAAGAGCTGGGTGTAAAGAAAGGTGATATAGTGGGCTTTGCGAAGAACGCAGACTACCGCATTAGCATAGACGGTAAAGAACACTACCGCACTCGTAACGAAGACTTGGTGTATGTCGAAGAGTAAGTTTAGCACCGTTTCTGCGGCTAAGCGCTTGATGACGTCGATGGAGGTTGCCATCAACAATATGATCGACGAAATCAAGAAGCCTGTTGATCCTGAGATCAACGGTAGCGCCAGAAAAGCCGAGCTTCAGTCTATTAAGCAAACAGCTACGGATTGTAAAGACCTAATTGTTGAAAGACAACGATTGGAACAAATGATTAAAGACCTACAGACCAATGGAGAAATTGGAGAAATTAAAGACTACAGCGGAGGTTTCGCTGAAAGATTCTCTAAATGATTGGAAGGAGATCGTGTGGAGGAACAACAAGACCGACTTCAAATTCTGGGAAGAATCTTGGAATAACGACCTAAAGGACTAATGCCCTACAAAAACAAAGAGGACCATGCTCGTCAGAGCAGAAAGTATTATAGAGATAATCCATCTGAAAAAGACAGAATAAACAAGAAGAATAGAAACCAGTCTCGTTGGCTAAGAAAATTTGTAAAGAGATATAAGGGTTTTGCCAGCTGTGTTGATTGTGGCGAAGGAAATCCATTGGTGTTGGATTTTGATCACGTTAGAGGTAAAAAATTCGCCAACATCTCAAGAATGGTTCAATGCTCTTATTCAGTTGAAAAACTAAAAGAAGAGATAAGAAAATGTGAGGTCAGGTGCTCTAACTGCCACAGGATTAAAACTCACGAACGCCGCAACGCATAACCGCGAGTATCCCCTCAAGCTTATACCTTGTAGAAAGGGTAACTGGTTACATGTGGGTTCAAGTCCCACCTCGCGGACATTTATTATCTTTGGTCCATGAAAACTGCTAAGTACTACGCCAATAACCCTGAAGCTCGTTCTAATAAGAAAGAGTATGACACAGAGTTTAACGCTACAGAAAAGCAAAAGAAGCGCAGGGCACTAAGGAATAAACTTCGTAGAAAGTTTGCCAAAAGGGGTAAGGTTAAAAAAGGTGACGGAAAAGACGTCCACCACACAGGAGGAAACTCCGTAGGCAAAGCAGTTGTTATGTCTGCATCAAAGAATAGAGCATTAAAGTAAATTGCACCTGTAGCTCAACTGGATAGAGCATCGCCCTTCTAAGGCGAGGGTTCGGGGTTCGAGTCCCTGCGGGTGTACTGAATTAAATTAAAACACATGGCTAAAGTTCAAATCTCAGAATACAAGAAGAAACGTATTCGTCGCAAGGGTGTCCACGCTAAGACTAAGACATCTAAAAACAAAAATTCAATTAACTACAAGAAGCCTTACGCTTCACAAGGTCGATAACTATGGCTACTTACATTTGTGAGTGCGAGGAAAAGCACGAAGAAGACAAGTCTGGTGTTACAATTAAATTTGTTGACGACAAAGCTCAGCATCAGATCGAGTGTCCATGCGGCAAGAACATGGTTCTAAAAAACCCAAAAACAGGAGCCCCCAGCTTCAAAAGCAATAGATGGGGTCAGGTGTACTAATGCAGGATTTTCTTGACTTCATGCAAGAGGTCGCTGGCTTCTACAACTCTTTTGGTACTAAAAACAAACAGTACGATCTCGATGGTGATGGAATAGTTACAGTTTTGGACTGGCTAGAGTTTCTATCAAACCAACCTTACTTTTGAGCACTTTAGTAAACATAGAAGAATATGATGACCTTGCTATCTCAATTTGCCCCAAGGGTACACACGGTGAGGTTATCGAACTTAGTGGGTTGGTCATTATACTTCCCGCTCAGCCTCCCAAAAAACAAATTGAGGGATATGGCAAGGCAGTCGATATGCAGATGTGGGAAAGGAGGCCTATGCCCGAAGAGCTGTCTAGGATTCGCTCTATGGATGAGTGGAGCGAGATGCCAAGGGAGTTTCGACAAAAGTTTTCTGCGTATATCGAAGAAGAGTTTCGGCGTAGGCGTGAGGGCTTTTGGTTTTATAATAACGGTGAACCTACATATATTACGGGGCGTCACTATATGATGCTTCAGTGGACGAAGATGGATATTGGATATCCGAACTTCTTGTCCTTTCAAAGAGACATCTTCATTCATCTATCAGCGTGTGAGGCGGACACCCGATGTATCGGGCAGCTCTATACTAAGTGCAGGCGTAGCGGGTATACAAATATCTGCTCGTCTGTGCTTTTAGATGAGGGCACTCAGGTAAAGGACAAGTTGATGGGTATACAGTCAAAGACTGGTAAGGACGCTCAAGAAAACATATTTATGAAGAAGGTGGTTCAGATGTTTCGCAGCTATCCTTTCTTTTTTAAGCCTATTCAAGACGGTACTACCAACCCTCGTATGGAGCTTGCATTTAGAGAGCCTAGCAAAAGAATTACAAAGAACAACAAGACTTCTCATAAAGGAGAGGCCTTGAACACAGTTATCAACTGGAAAAACACTACTAACAACGCATACGACGGTGAAAAGCTACACCTGTTGTATCTCGACGAGGCAGGCAAATGGGAAAAACCTACAGACATAAGAGACGCTTGGAGGATTCAACGGACGTGTTTGATCGTCGGGCGAAAAATAGTCGGAAAAGCGCTGGTGGGAAGCACCGTAAATCCGATGGACAAGGGTGGGAAGGAGTACAAGGATCTGTGGAAAGACTCAGACCCAATAGAAAGAAACGCAAATGGAAGGACTAGAACTGGCCTCTATAGACTGTTCATCCCTGCTTACGACTCTTTGGAAGGTTTTTTTGACCCCTACGGAAATCCAATCGTGGAAAATCCTGATAAGGTTGTCGATGGTCTTGATGGGGATAGCATTTTTCAAGGATCTAAAACGTTCCTTAAGAACGAAAGGGAAAGCCTCAAGGGAGATCCCTCCGAACTAAATGAAGTTATTAGGCAGTTCCCATTTACTGAGGACGAAGCCTTTAGGGACAGTATTGATGGCAGCTTGTTTAATGTTGGTCAGATATATGAGCAAATACAATACAACGATGAGTTGTTTCCAAATCCTGTAGTGAGAGGAAACTTTGTTTGGAAAGAAGGGGTTCAAGACACAGAGGTTGTTTTTAAACCTGATGTTAAAGGTCGATTTCGTATTGCTTGGATGCCTCCAATAGAAATGCGTAATCTAAAAAAGTTTGAGCAAAACAAACGTATAGCACCGAATGCAGAGCTGGGGGTAGGCGGGGTTGACTCTTATGACCTTGATGCCACCGTCGATGGACGGGGGTCTAAGGGAGCGCTACACCTATACAACAAGTTTCACATGGAGCATCCATCTAACATGTTTGTATTGGAGTATGCGTCCCGTCCACCTTTAGCCAAGATCTTCTATGAAGACTGCCTCATGGCAGCAGTGTTTTACGGGTACCCGCTTTTAATTGAGAACAACAAGTACGGCATTGCAAGATATTTTGAGACAAGGGGTTACGATGGCTATCTAATGAATAGGCCTCGTCATCTTTCTGCCCCCAATGCAAAGATGAACGTGAAGACAAAGGGCATACCATCTAACTCTCAAGAGGTAATACAGGCTCATGCTCACGCTATAGAGGCTTACATCCACGATCATGTGGGAATAAACAGAGAGACAGGAGAGTACGGTAAGACTTATTTCAACAGAACTTTAGAGGATTGGATAGGGTTTAAAATTGACAACAGAACAAAGTTTGACCTTTCAATTAGTTCTGGGTTATGCCTTTTAGCTGCTCAGAAAGTAAAGGTTAAAAAGAAAGAGTCTAACCTGTCTGAAGCTAAATTTTTTAGGCGATATAAGCCCATCGGCTAATTCCTTATATTTGCACAAAATGCGCCTAGAGTAATGCAAGAATATGGTAAAAAGAAGTCTAGCAATTTTCCGGACCCGCTAGCCCCTCAACAAGAAAAGTCTTCAGAAGCTTATGGCGCAAGTTACGCTAAGGCTATCGAGAGTCAGTGGGGGAGTCTGACCAATCAGAACTCTTTGGTGCGCCAGAGAAATAAAACGTTTGAACGTAACAGGGAGTACGCAAACGGAACTCAGGACACAAATATTTACAAGCAGATCCTTACCAACCTAGACCCCAACAACGGGGATGGTAGCTTGGTAAATCTTGATTACACCCCCGTCCCTATCCTCCCAAAGTTCGCTAAGATTGTTGCAAATAAAATTCTCTCTAGGGATCCATACCCAAACCTAGAGGCTATTGATCCTATCTCTTCTTCTGAAAAGCAGCAAGAGAAAAACAGGATGAAGAATCAAGTCATGCTTCGTGATGAGTTGTTGAAACTCAAAGAGATGACTGGAGGATTGGTTCTGGGGGAAGATCCAGAAAGCCTTCCTGAAACAATGGAGGAGGCAGAAATCTTTTTGGAAACCAACGTTAAGACAGACGCGGAAATTGCTGCACAGATAGGGACTAACCTAACTCTTTCTTGGAGCAACTTTAATGACGGTATCTTTAGAAGGGTAGTTAATGATCTTGTCGCTCTAGGCATGGGTGTTGTAAAAAGAAGCAACGACCCAAGCTATGGTATTAGAGAAGAGTATGTAGATCCAATCAACTTTATTCACAGCTATACCGAGGACCCCGGTATGAATGACCTAACCTATGCTGGTCATATCAAGAGGGTAAGCATTAGCGAGCTGAAAAGGTTGGCGGGCGACATGTTTTCAGAGGAGGACTACAAAAAGATTGCTACTACAGTTGCTAACAATAGTGGGTACGATAAGTCTAAAATGAACGACACTCAATACGATCGTAGTCTTAATAAGACTATGTATGGTTATGATGAGTTTATGCTTGATATTCTAGACTTCGAGTTTGTTTCTACAGATTGCATCTTTTTTGAAGAAAAAGAAAACAAGTACGGAAACAAGGGTTTCTTCTTTGAGGGATACGACTACAAAGAGAAAAAGAATTCAGTGTTTTCTAGGAAGCCTCATAAGCTTGAGATTCAAACTATTTATGGGGGTTCTTT